TTCTTATATTCTCCAGATAGTACTTGTAATTAATCTCATAGTCATCAAAGTCCATATCATCTATGTGGTTGATATAAATCTGTTGCAGCCACTTGCCGGCTTCAATGTTTATCTCCCTACCATCAGACTTATTTATCTTGATAATCTTAGACCCTGTATTACAGATATAATATCTTAAGGTATGCTGAAGTTCTTTCTCCGTGTACACACCATTCTTAATAAATTTCTCTACATACTTCCAATCTCCCTTGATCTTTTTACCACCACAGTAATCAAAAATATTTCTGTTACTCTTTAGATAATCCTCAAGCTTGATACCCTCTACAAAATAAGCATGCAAAGCTTTAGGTATTACAAGAAAACTCTTGTTCTTATGCAGTGCTAGGTCAGCAAACTCAAATCTACCTTTACATTTAGACTTACCGTCTTCAGTAACAGCAATATAGTTGTTTACATCACCCAGTACTAGTTTACTATACTTATCATGTTCTAGTTGTAGGTTGGTTATCTTTTCCCATATCTTACAGATCTCCATGTACTTGTCCACATATTCTCTAGGAATCATAGTCTCCAGACCATCTGTATTCTGCATCAACGGTATTGCTCCGGGGATACCTTCACAAATCATCTCATATAACATACTAAGACTTAACTGACCATTGATAGTAATCTTCATTGTGAATTCAGGATCATACAGGAAACTGTTCTCATCATTACTAAGACCATAAGTTGAATTCAAGATAATCTTGTATACATAGTTCTTTGGGTCCTTCTTTGGAATAGTTTTCCTTTCATCAAAGAACCATTCATACTGACTACAAAACTCCTCTTGTGGTAAATGTGCCGGAGCCCATTTATTTCTAATAGCAAGATTAGGATAGAATGAAGTAACATCTGAAGTCATGATAACCATATCATCTGTGGCATTATATACCCTAGATTGTCTAGCACCATGAATACCACCCAGACCATAGTCTGTCTTTACTCCCTTATATTGTACAGAATACTTAAACCCACCTTTAGTATTTCCGGTATAGATAACTACATCCTGAAACTTTTTAAGTAGGTGTTGAAAGGTAGCTGTCTCAAAACTTATATAAGGTAGTATGATATCTTTTACAACTATCTGTTCCCTCTGAGTTCTCATTTGCCGGAGCTCAGCTTTCCGGATACCAGTTTGCTTACTCAAGAAATGTAAAAACAGTTCTTTAGATATCCTTGGCTCAGATGCAGAGAATAAATCTATGTTATATTCTTCTGTCAGTGCTCTCCTTAACTCAATCTGTCCTTTACTTAACTGCATGATCTGTTTAGTAGACCGGACATCATTTATACAATACTTTACAATAGAAAGTATTTGACTCTCTGTAACTTCAGCATAGTGTGGAATAGGCATATCCTTGATATTCTTCCAATCCATTGTATACTGGATCCACTTAAGGCTAGACCTTTTAGCTGGATTGTCCCAGTGATTTAGTTTAAATACATCTACTTGTCTTATCTGCAAATCTCTAGAACCAAACTCAGCAAACTCTCCTGCATTACTTCTCTGGATCACAGCTTGTGCTTTAGCATAGACAAACCTAGCAATAGTTTCACCATCTTGTTCAAGCAGCTGCTCTTTGTTCCGGAGAATATGTTCAGTAATTTGACTGTCAAATGCAAGACCATTAAAGCTAACATGCCATTCTTCAAGAGTTATATTTCTCTCAAGGAATGTTACTAGTTCTAGTATATCATTTTGTGATTTGTGACAGATAAATACTTCTCTGTGTTCAGACTTTACATCTTCAAAGCAGGCTATGAAACAATTGGCTAAAGTTTCAAAATCCATGACCCAATGGGTTCTATTTACATTACTCATATCTCAGTTCAGTTAAGCTGTTCCCCCGTTTAATTAAATAAAAAAAGAGGGTGCTGTTTGGTACTCACCCTCTTTCTGGTTTTTTGGAATTGTTTAAGCTTGCTCAGCCATAAACTTCTTATAGTCAAACTTCTTAGCATTAACTGCAAATAGTTTGATAACTTCATCTATTGCTGTAGCATCTTCTATATAAAACTCCTGAAACACTTCAATCTTGTGTCTCTCTTGTTTCACACCTTTTGTACCAGTAACAGGCTGCCCATAATCATCAACTTTTGGTAACATATGTAATGATACTTTTCTAATCTTAGAAATCACTACAAATACCTTAGTATCCGGGTCCATGATACACTCTACATAAGGACAAGACTCAGTAATAGGAATCATTCTAAAAGTTTGCTTGTCATTCCATGTGGATTGTACAAGCATCATTGTGTTTTCACTCATTTTTTGTTGGTTTAATTTTTTACAAATTTACTGTTTTTTCTATATTTTCCAAGTCTGCAACTTCCAATACTAGATTTTCTTTGTCCAAGTTGGGTTTATCACATAGCTCACCTACTTCTTTTAGTAGTTCAACATTCACACCTAGCAAATTTGCATATGTTTGAAAGTGTTTTTCAGGAAAGAGATAGCTGGCTACATAAATATAGTTACCAGACTTTGGGTCAAAGAAGTTTAATATCTTACGCTTTATATCATAATTTAACTTGCTGTATCTTCCATAGACTATATGGAACCAGTTGTATTCTAAATCAGAAAAATCAAATGTAAATATGCTTTTATCACCGGCAGATACATAGTCACAAAGTCTAGAGTGTTTAAGTAAAACATTCTTTTCAAAGTTAACATACTCAGCATCTGTTCTTGTGTGATATACACATATTAGCTTCATATCCTCAGGAGTGACAGTGTTATTCCAACCTAGATAGGTTTCTTCTGGAATCACACTTGTGCCCCTTTTAATGTCCAAGAGCGGATATAAAAATATCTTGGACTTCTGAAAGTACTTCTTATAAAGCGCATTAATAACCATAAGTTCTACAATTTAATATTACCAACTGCAAGATCAAATGGTAAGTCATATCTCTTCTGTGTATAATGCCACTGGGCTATTTGTATAACAGATTTGAAATCACCCTTCCACTTGGTCATTGTTTCTGTAGAGACTTGGAAAGGATAAACTAAATTGTATTTGTCAATTACAATAAAGGTTACTTGAACTTGCCAATCTCTAGCATCTGGTCTGTCTTTCAAGAACTTATCTGAAGCTAGAATAGTATAGATAACAGCTTGTATCCAATACTTGTAGTACTCAACAGCTTCCGGGAAATCCTGAATTGACTTGCCAGTAGTTTTGAGGTCATTGATGAATATCACCTTTGCCTCAGTATCAACTACAACATTGTCAAGAATTCCGTGAAAACCAAAAGGTAATTTGTCATGGTCAACCTTAATATGCAACTCATTATAGGTCTCAATGTGTGTGTCTTCCTCACTGATATCTAGTGCTAATAGTGTTCTCACATCACTATTACTCTTTAGTATCTCTACCTGTGCTTTGCAGCCATCCAAAGTAGGTTGATCTACTATTGATTTGTCTAGACTATTCTTAAGGAATTCAAAATACTCTTTGTGTTCATCAGTGAGAATCTTGTCAAGTCTTTGCTGATCTGTTTTAAGATTCTGATAAAGATTTGCTGTAAGTAGCTGTGTGAGTATATCTGTTGAGTAGTCTTCCAAAAGTAATGAATTATTTGCAACTGACAAGTGAATTCTAAAAATATTGTCAATAATTTTCTTAGGGTTATCACTTGGTAGTTTACCCGGCATACTAAGAAATTTATCATCATAGGTCTCAGGTTCAAACAGTAAACAGTGCAGGACACTCCCTCCTATGAGGTGAGCATCCTTACTGTCTTCTCTCTGGTTGAGCACATAATGATTGTAAAAAGCAGCGGGAGAATAAAGTAATTTATTCAACCCACTGTAGCTAAAATAAAATTTCTTCTGATAGAATCTTTCCATTTCATCAGAACCATTCAAAGTCATCATCTTTAGTTTGTGGTATTTGATTATTATTGGTCTCTTCTATTGGCCCTTTATTTGTCTCTATTTTAGGCTCCGGAATTTCCTCTTCTAATGCTATTAACTCTGACTTAAGTTCATTTCTAACAATATTAGTAAATGCATCTTCTATGTCTTCATCAGCTAGTTCTTCCTCCTGTGCAGGCTCATTGCACACATCAGCAACGCCAGCCACCCCTGGAGACAAAGTGTTAAGATCTACAAGGTCTCCATGCAATTCAGATATCTCTATACCATCCTCTGGAACAAAATCTGGGAGCTCTTCATAAACATAGTTAGTATTTAGCAACTGCAGAGTTTCTTCATTGACAGTTATACTTTTTACTTTAAAAAATGTACTGTCTCCTCTTCTACCAAGTTCATCAGAATAATGCTCCATAAGAACATCTATTTTATCTGTATCAAGGACATCTTTGTTAATAAGAGACTGCATTATATTATCCACACTGGTATCCATGTTGCTTTTACTTTTACCTAGAAAACTAAGTAAAGACTTGAAATTCACATGGTTCTTAGTATGACAGTTGTACATTTTGCCAGCATGATCCTTGAATAACATCTCAAGATACAATAAGCTATCTATATAATTACAATTAGCCATAATCTCCATTGCAAGTACATGATTGTCTCCATCTGAGCTCTTAAACATATCAGAAATCTGATTAAACATAGTTGCATCTATAGTAGCAGCATCTTCACCATTAATGTGTTTAATCAATTTACTCTCATCATAAATATCCAGGGTTAAGATATCTGGAAACAAATCTGTGTGATCACTGTCTACTGAATAATATACACTAGAGTGTCTAGAAATACTATTATAAGTGTATCTTTTTACAGCTGCTAATTCTGAATTTCTTAACTGACCAGCTGCAGAATAATCTATAATAACTACATCTTCAGTATAAAACTCTAAAGCTTGTGTAAGATTTTCTTTATAATAATCATCTATTACAAGTTCAGGGTCTAGAAGAATAGCTCTAACAGCTGAAGTTTGTATAGAATAATACCAAGCTCCACTTGTAATCTTATCTTTAGTATTCTTACCAGCAAAGATATGTGTAGCATCATTTATATTTCTGACAGTTTTAATACCATGTTGCAAAGACAAGTCTTTTAGTTTTACTCTAGGTATATTAACCCCCGGTAGAAAATAAAGCTTATCTCCTTTTGACGGGGTGTAATCCTTATCAGTTGCAGTTACTATGTTTGTACTACTATCTGCACAATATAAAGGTTCTACCTTTATGATTAGCTCATTATGCATGGCATCTACTTCATAAATATGTAAGTATGTTTTCATTCTTTTAAGTTTAATAAGGGGAGTTTTATCTCCCCCTATGTTTGTTTTAATTAAATTCTAAGTTCCTTTTGGTGGGGAACTGCTTGATGTTTGCTTTACTTGACAGCCATCTTCACCACGTCCTGATTCATCATGAGCTGACTGAACCGGACTTTGTTACCATTAACAATCTCTTTGACCATATAATATCTTAGGTCATCAGTGAATGCTTCACAGTCAGTAGTAAGTTTAGCTATCCTGTCAATGATTGGTTTACCTACTGAACCTTTGTCAGCTAAAGTAAGAGAATAGTTAATCACCCTTGTTGCAATAACACTAGAGATATCTGCCCGGAAGTCATTATCTTTCCCTACTGCATTAGTAAGAGAGTTCATAACATACTGCTCATCTTTAGTCAGGATGTCTACTGGAGAAATAATCCTATCTAGCTTATTATTAATGAACATAGTAAACATTGAACTAAAGTCTACACCAACAGAACCTTCACCAATCATTTGGATTAGAGGCAGGTCTGCTTCAAACTTCTCAATAGAACTAATTGCATTGAAGAAAGTAGTAATAGCTCTTGGATTAACTCTTTGAGTTACCAATTCTGGGTGCATCAACATAAAGTTAATACATCTACCATCTATGTTTGCTTTCTCTGCCCACTTAGCCCATACATCAGAATCATACTTTAACTCAACTGAGATAAATCTAGTCTTCTGAGCAACATCTAGACTGGTTACATTATAATCACCATTGTCTGGATTAGTAGTCAAGATTACATGCCAGTTCTTTGGTAGCTTCCAAGATACATATTCTTGTCTGTCTAATATCTCCATTGTTGCTTGCATAAACCTTGCATCAGCTCTGGTGTAATCATCAAGAATCAAGAAACCACCTTCACCTTTACCCTGAATCCATTCAGGAGCAGCATGTGACATTCTCTTACCTACAACTTTATAACCTTTAGCACTTGCTGCAGATATCTGAGACTCATTAATCCATCTTGTCTGACCTTCAGCATTTGCAATTTGAAATTCTTTTACAGGAAAACCTACCAAGTCACCTAATTCTTCTAACTGAGATAAATTAAGCTTTACAACTTCCATTTGAAGTTCTTTACCCAACTGCATGATTGCAGAAGTTTTACCACATTTTGTTATCACAAGGCTCTTTATCCTTGTTTCTATAGCTTTCACTATAGTTCAGACTATATCTTCACTATTTCTAGTGTTGGGCACTCTTGGGTATATTATATTCTATATTTCTATAGTTTCAATACCTAGTCGTTGAACCTTTCCAGACCATTTAAGTCTAGACTTGGCTGCTGATTATCCATTAGGACATCTTTGTTATTTTCAAGCATTCACACTTACCGTTTCCAGTTATGTTGTAGCTAACAAAGCTTTAGGAACTCCCAGCAATTCACCCAATTTTTACCCTGGACCTGGGTAAAATGTATATCTTAAACCATCATAGTAATTACCTTTCTTAATTCTTATTGACATTGCAGAGTGACTAATGCCTAGATTACTAGCTACATTAGAAACTCTTTGCCATTCTTGAACTAAAGTGTTGTTTTCATCAAATACATAAACTTTCTTTGTCTTATCTGGTTTAATAGAAGACTCCTCTAGTTTATCTTTCAATTCATAACTCCATCTATAATTCTTACAAGAAAAACCTTTTCCTGAAGCAACTCTTGAAACTTTACCTTTTGGTAGGTTTAATTGTTTTTCTGCTTCAGCACAAGATTCATAAGATTTAAGGTAAAAACCATTTATGTTATACTGATGAACAGTTTTGGATATAGGATTCTTTATTCTTTTAGAAGCATAAGCTTCTTTTAATGTTGTAGAAATTTTAAGTAATGTTTCATTACTATGTATAACTGCAACAGGATCTTGAATAAAGTTCAAATCTGGAGTCATAGACTGTATATAATAAGCTTCAGTTTTAACTAAAACTGCTTTACTACACTCTTCTATAACTTCAAACTCAAAACTATCCTTTCCATATTTATTAAAAGCATTTTGCATATACTTGTTTGCATGTTTGTTTTTTAGCAAATCAGATATATGTCTTTTCAGCCTATAATAAATATTAATACTACTTCCAATATAACTGTGATCATTACAAGTAATTCTGTAAATACCACACTTTTGGTTTAAGTCTTTGTGTAAACACTCTGAAATTAATTTCTTCATGTTACAAAGATATACATTTATTTTGAATTAAGCCCAGCATCACCCTCAATATTCACTGCCACAGGAACTTTACCTTCAGACTGGATATGTTGGTTATTCTTAACCATATGTTTAATAAAATCCTTTAATTCATTTACATTCAATTGTACTTGATTCATAACACTAATTTTTATAATTCTAATTTAATAACTTTACCCGGTAACTCTGTATACATATAAGACCTTTCTGACAAAACCCATAGAGTGTTACCTCTAGGTTTTACAGAATAACCACACTCACCGTCAGTAAAATACACCAGGCTTGTATATTTCTTCAGGTTGGCATTAAAATATTCTAGGACAGGGTCAAACTCAGTTCCACCTCTACCTTGCACAGCCATTTCAAACTTACCATTGTAAGGTTCAATAGATCTAATAACAGTATCACACTGCACTACAGTAATATCAACACCACATTTATAAATATGATATATCTCACTCATGAATTCTTGTAACTCAGAATCACTTACTGAACCTGAAGTGTCAATAGCTAGCAACATGTGCTGTCTCATTTTTACTTTTAGACCAGGATTAGCATCAAATCTGCGGTTCTCCTTTCTTCTAATTTTCTTAGTAAATACCTTAGTACTTACTCCTGTAAATCTTCTAATATACCCCCGCCAATTAAACTTAGGCTTGACAACTTCTTCAATGATAATTACCCCCTCAATCTCTCCAGGAACAGTACCCCTCTTCTTGATGGTTTGTTCTTTAGCATCACCAAGCACTTTTTGTAATTGTTTATCAATTAACTTCTGTTCTGCCTCAGTCATGTCTTCAAACTCTTCCCAGGTAGCATGATCATCAAGTTCACCATTTGCCATAGCATCTAGTAACTGATCCATAGGTTCATTACCACAAGTACCCTTCTGATTTTTCTCATCTTGTAGATCCTTCAGTTTGTCATAATAATATCTACAACCAGCTTTTCTATCAAGATTTAAGTCAGCATAATTATCTATATCAATACCACCTTCCGGTAGCCAGTCCTTAGATATATACTGATTGATCTCCATATCCATTGCAACATTTGCAAGTCTCTTATTACTAAACTTAAAGAAAGTAGTAAGATGTCCAAATGCAATATGCAATAATTCATGTTTCAATAATCCAAGTCTGTGGTTATCACTAAGAGATTCCCAGAACTCAGGATTAATAGCAAGTTGATAATTAATATTATTCTTGCTTACACCTGCAGTTGGAACTCTTCTAGCATCCCAAACTTTGTTTAGAGCAATAAGAAAGAACCCATAGAAGGGCTCTTTCAGCATCAGCTCTTTACCAATTTTACTAAGACTCTGTTGTCTGTCCATCATCTTTAAATTTAATATCAATTTCAAATTTATCTGTAGGATAGCCAATGGACTCTAACATCCTTGACATATCTCTAATAAAGAATTCCATAAATAGCTCAACCGAAGCTTTGGAACCTCTGTGTTTTGTAATCAGACTTAGTGTTTTAGGACTACTAAGTGGTACTTCACTTACAAATGTATTTTGGAGCCTCATTGCTATTTTATTACAATTTGCTAACCAATTATCCATAGCATGTCCACCATACTTATAGAGAACTAATAGTTCTCCTATATACTTCTCAAAATCAACATTCTTTAGAGACTCAAATGCTATAAGATGATTATCTGCATCTTCAGATTGTAACATCATAAGTAAATTCCTTGTTTCTTCTTTACTAAAAATCATTTTTGCCATCAGTCTTCAATTTTTAAAGTTTTTATTGCCCATTTTTCAGGCTTACCAGATTCAATCATATCAACCCATTCTTTTGCAGTAGGAATGTAATTGTTGCAATCTTCCTTGACATGCTGCTCACCAACATATCTTACATATACATCTTTACCGTCAGAGTTGGTAATTACCATACCAAATCTTTGCTCACATTCAAATATACCTTCACTATGATGTCTAAACATTCTATGCATACTATGACCTACCCAGGCCTTAGTTTCATCAAACCACTCCTCAATTGCTATGTAATCTTCCCATTTTCCACCAAACCTCTTCGCGGCTGACTTGGCATGCTGTATTGGATGTGCCATTACATATTATATGTTATGTGATTAATAATTTCATGTTTTGCCTCACCATAACCTTGAGCATAACCCTCATCATAAGCATCTTGATGTAAATCTTGAGCTTTTTGAAGTATCTCACTTTTTAGTTCATCTGTTAATGTTTGAGTCTCCAACTCATCTATTAACCATCTTTCAAAATCTTCCATTAGTCTTCTTCTGCTTTATCTAGAATACTACCTTCATGATTAAATGTTTCATGATCAGTAACTCTAATGTTGTTAGTAATTTCATATTTACCTGAAGGAACACAAATGCATAACTCTCCCCAACCACCTTCATTATTCCACCAATCTTCTATATCATCAAGAAGTTTGTTTTCTGCAAATGTTTCAAGCTCCATAAAAAGATCATGATCAATATTTAACAACTTTGAATCATCTTCCCAATCTTCTATATTATCATTTACATCTTCTGGAGTTTCACAAGGTTTTTTTGTATAACCTATCCATTCTATGGCTCCTGAGTCTCCTCCACCATCATATTTTACTTTAACACCTGTAATACCAAAATCAGCCAACCTAAATAGGAGGCTTGTCAATTCTAATTCTGTCATAATTATTTTATTTTACCTTAAAGAAGCGGCCCAGTATATTACCATTCAAATACTCATCTTTTTCAAGAACCTCTCTTAAAAACTGATACTTAGTTTCAAAATATGTGAGTTCCATTTTGGAAAAACATATCTTGACCATATACCTTTTGATTGGTATACCAGCTTTGTGAGCTTCTTTAAGAACTGCATTACTACTATAGTAATTCTGATAACTAGCCTTAGAAACAGTCTTATATTTCTTGTTTCTTTTATCTGTCATCTGAGCAACAGCTCTTTTACCAAACTTCTTTTTTGTGGTAGAGTAAAAATTCTTCTTACCTACATACCTTACAGACTTACCATCAATAATGGCTTCCATCTCATACACAAATCCTACAGCTCCTTCAGGAATCATACTGTTGGTAAAATCTCTACCTTGATATATCCAGCTCATTTGTGTTTGTATCTTTTCATGTTCCAATCTGCTACAGTATTTACCATAGTAGCTAATATACTTGTTGCTTCTTGCATAGATCTTGCTTCAAAACTTAATCTAGCTTTTGTTATTTTATGTCTAAAAACATAATCATACATCGGGTCTTTCATAATGCTTGTTTTAATAGTGGAAATAATACTTTTCTTACTTTATCTATACCATGTACTTTGACTGAATCTGAAAGATCTTTTTCCATTGGTAGCAATATATAGCTAAATCCATACATGTCAGAGTATCTTTGTGCTGCTTTAATACCTGGATCATCATTGTCAAATAAGACAACTATCTTATGATACTTGAGTTTTAGTTCTTCAATAGCTCTTTCTCCTATCATAGTATTCTCACTGTCTGGTGCAATAGCTTCAATATTACTAATACCTAGTTTATTGAAAGTCATGAGATCTTTAAGTGAAGATGTGATGATAAGATACTTGCAATCATACTTTAACTGATCTGTGCCCTGAATATAGTTCTCCACTTTGATAAACTTCTTCTGTGTACTCTTGGGCATGTAGATTTTATACAAGCTACCATCATTTCTAAAATAACCATAGGTATGGGACTTTCTAAATGTATGTGAAGTTATGCTACCATCCTGTTCAGTTTTGCTCATAGTAAAGAAAGCTAGAGGAACTACATTATATCTATCAAGCATTCCAGACCCAATCTTAAAACCCATCCAATAAGTCTGATCAAAGTTATTCCAGTGTCTCATTTCATAATCTACTACCTTATATTTATCATGAAACATAGCAGCCTCAGGTGTATATGTAGTGTTATCTTTAAGATACTGTTGATACTCAAGAAGTATTTTATTTGTAGCTTGTCCTCTTGTAGACATGTTAAACAAATGCTTTACCAACTCAATGCAATCTCCCTGATAACCAGATGAAAAGTCCTTGAATTTATAGAATCCAGAGGCTACATCAAAATAAACAAACATGGATGGAACTTTATCCTTGGCATTAAATGCAGATAGCATTTTTACATCTTGACCTGTTAGTTTTTCCTTCAGGTTAAGATAATATTCAAAGACCCATTCTCTGGGGACTTGTTCTAAATCAGTAATTAAATTCTTTGTTGAAATCATACTACCTAGTTTAAAAATTAAGGGGAAGCTATTTCTAACTCCCCCTATAACTTATTAGTCTAGGCTGAAGTCAGAAGATGTTTTAGTAGGAGTTGTGAAGTCATCATCATCTCCAAAGCTTTTTACTTCTTTTGTCTCTAATTTTTTCAAATGTTTGGATTCATCAAAAGTAATAACTTTTCCTTCCTCTACTCCACCATAAGCATACTTTTTATTTTCTCCTTTTGGCAACCACATATCATAGTTTGTATAACCTGTCTTACCTTCATATTCTCTACCAGCAATACAGAACTCAAGAAACTTATCTTTGATAGGTGCAGTAGCATTAAATGCCTCTACAAAATCTTCAATAGTATCATGCTTACCATCTTGTTCAGTAAACCACTCATTGATTCCTGCAGTTTTACATAAACCTTGTAGAAAAATCAAGATAGATCTATCTCTCTGAATCTTAATACCTGTTTTAGTTTCACCATCTGCATATGCATACTGGCTAGCTTTAACTTTACCAATTTGACCAGCATATCTACCTTTGCTTTCATCATCTTTATCAAGCATAAAGCCCTCAAAACCATCAATAGGTTGTGTTTCCACATGCAAAAGCAAGTGTTTTGCATTATCAATAAATTTAAAATCTTCTAGCTCCACATAATTAATCTTCAATACATGATTTCCTGGAGAAATTGTTTTAGGTAGTCCCGTGCCACCAGTTCCTAAGTCAGTTGTACTTAATCCCATTGTTTTTATTTTTTATTTATTATTATACATAAATTTTGTCCCAGTGAAACTCTAGTTCACCTTTTTCATTCATCTCAGTAACTACTATCTCTTCATTTCTAAGATGCTCTGGTCTTGCACCACAAGTAACCTCTTCATTAGTTTTAAAGCTGAGTATGGTCTTGTTACCTTTACGGTACATGTAGCCTATAGCATCAGCCTGAGAACATATTAAAGATTTAATTTTACCAGTTAAGTCTATATTAGCAGACATAACCATCTCACCTTTATCATCAACCACCTTGTCCTTAATATGCCCAGATAAAATAATGTGGGGAGCTAAGGTATCAATAAAATCTAAAACCTGAAAGAATGCTTGACGGATATATAAATATCCAGCACCATTTGGAAGTGTAGTTACATTGTCTCCATCATAATTCTTTCCCATTGGAGTTTTTTGATAAAGACTCACTGCAAGTGGTTGAATCATATCTTCTAAGGCCGTTACTGTATCTACTGTAACATATTTATAAGGGAATCCCGCATCTTTAATTGCTTTGGCAACCTCTTTTAAGTCTTGTAGATTGTTAACTTTTACTTTTACTGCATCAATATAATCAGTACCATTCTCTAAATCAAGAATAAGATTACCATCTAAACCAGCATAACTTGTGCTTTTACCAGTCTTTGGTTTAGAATAAATTACCATTCTCTTTGGATTTTGTCTTTCTGCCTTTACTTTACTTGTTGGAAGTATTATACTCATATTTCACTTTTTGTTTGTTTAATCAGCTCATTTAACCAAGGTCTAGAACTTACAGGCTTGATCAACATGATTGCTGCAAGATCTCTAATAGTAATTTCTGACAAAGGTGCATCTGCAATTTCTCCATTAAGAAGAATCTCTTCATTTTTTACTGGAGCAAACTCCTCTTCAAAATCTGGAAACAATGCCAGACTCTTTTGTAACTTAGGTAAAGAGTCTTCTTTCTTAGCTTCTTCTTTTCTCTTCTCATAAAGAGCATGTGTAATCTCAGTACCATCTTTAAGTACTGCTACTAACTCTGACATGGGAACAGTATAAAGAATATAAGGCTCACCTTTAAAGTTTGTACCTTCTTTTGTTTCATACTCTTCTGCATAGAATGGATTAGCTTTGTACTTAAATAACTGTCTGTCTTCTGTAAAAGGAACTACATCAGTTACATTACCTTTATCATCAGTAACATTGTCATAGAACTCAATATAGATATCCTCACCTTTGCTAATCTCAGATTCAAATAACTGTACTTGTCTACCAAATTTACCTTTCTGGAAGAATGCTGTTTTAATTACAAAAAACGGATCTGCAAGACCCAGCTTTTTAAAAGTCTCAATGTGTTCTACAAAGAACTCTTTTTCTCTTTCTTTTCTTATATTCATATTAAAAATTTACTGTGTTGATACTTTTTTAGTTGCACATGCTGGAGTAGGTATCTCTACTATTCTCATCTGTTCTCTGTCAAGTTTAAAGAAACTTATCCTTGTGGTACCATTTCTAGACTTCAAAAAGTGAAAGACTAAAATGTCTTCATCATTTATAATATATCTATCTGGTCCATACTGTCTTATTTTTCTCAGAGAAGGTTTATTTATACCAAGAACAACATCAGCATGTTGTAATAATGCATCTGACCCATAAATATCTGAGTCCAATACATAATTACCATAATCCCCATCTACAGCTCTCTTAGGATCATCTATGTTTCTATTTAATTGACTAAGGACTACAAAAGCTACTGGATACTTCTTTTTTAACATGGTGAGTGCTTCACCTAGAGCTCCTAACATTTCAAATTTATCTTTTTGTCCTTTTGCATTTTTAAATAAAGCTGAGTGATCTATTGCAACAAGCATATTAGTGTACTCTCTTTTCTGATTACCATCAGCATCAACTGTGAGTTTAGAATGCTTTTGCATCTGATAATGAAGTGTTGCACACATCTCATCAACAGTACATGCATCATAAACTACATCAATTATATCTTTGTGAGCAGTATTATCATAATAGTCTTGACATTTTGCATAGAGAGCCTTATCAATCTTCTTACCCTTACTCATAAGGGTGTTGTAATCAGCACCTGTATTTAAACTAAATTTTCTTATTCCACTGGTCTCATCAACCATTTCCATCTGAAACTTTAATACTCTGAATCTCTGATCTCTGTTCATCTCAATTATGTCACTGATCAATTGCTCCATAAATAAAGTCTTTCCGGTACCTGGTCTAGCACCTACTACGGTGATAGTTCTCCATTCTAATCCATCACAAAAGGCATCATTAAATTTGGGCCATGCGCTTCTTAAAGATTTAATATCTCCCCGGCTTCTAGCTGCCATCTTAGCTAATGCTTTATACAAAGCATCTCTTTCACTTACTGGTTGTAGTGCTTGAGCACCATTAAATAATTCTGCCATATGTTTATGTATTAGTTAAATGTTTGTTTTTAACATAGTTATAAAAACTATGTACAACTGCCATGATTACTTCAATTACCAAATACTGCCAGATATTTATAGTAACTATAAATTGATCTATAACAGTAAAGCAAAATAAAGACCCCACCACAGCAATCATAGTCAGTTTTAGATTAATCATACTACCTTTTCACTAAAATATACTTGTTCTTCATCATCACCACTTCTAATTATCTCACAATATGTAGCTAAATCAGATTCAAAAGACTTATCTATGTTCTGCTTTCTAATAAAATATTGAGCAGTTCTCATAAATTCATATCTTCTTATACTGAATTCATCTACATACTTTTCTGTGGCTTTATTTATTTCCTCCCAACTGTAATCATAGTTCTCAAAGAACCATCTAAATGGTGCTTCAAGATTCTTAGCATTAACTCTGGCATATTTACCAGATGAGAGTTTCTTATTAGGAAATATTTCTACATATTTCTCTATATTTCTTACAAAATCTTGCCCCATTAAATCTTGTGAAGTTTTCTTCTTGGTTCTCTTAAAGTAACCATTAATTTCTTCCATAAAGATAAGACTTTTACTTGTTAATTCCAAGTTTTCTGTTAGCCAATGATCCGTTTGCAGTCTCTTGCATTCTAATTCTTTGTTGACAGATTTATGAGGAACAATCTTCTCTCTTATACAATGTAAAACATAGTAAGTATTTGGTGTTAATCCTTCCTGAATTAACCTTGTAAATATATCTGTCATACTACCAAGTTATCTTATTACCATTTGTACTCTTAAGAACTTCATTGATTTTATTAAATGCATCATTACAGTCCCATTTACCTCCGCTGTATGCAGCACTTGCTGGATGTTTAACTACAAACTTATGACTGTTATCATTAGTAAGTTCAGACCACTCTTCAGCTTTCTTACCCATATACAAATAAACTAATCCCGGATTATAGCTGTTTAACCAGTCTAGTAAATATGTAGTAAAGGACTTCCATATATCATAGTGACTACCTATTTTATTTACTTCAACTGTAAGAGCTGTATTAAGCATCAATACTCCTTGATTTGACCACCTTGTTAAATCTGGATCTTGATCTGAAGGATACTCTTGATATACTGTTCTTTCTATCTCTGCAAATATATACCTCAAACTTGGTTGTGGTTTACCTAAATTGCTACAACTAAATGATACACCGTCAGCTTGACCAAGTCCTGGATAAGGGTCTTGACCAACTACAACTACTTGTAGTTTAGCATAAGGACACTCTTCAAATGCTCTAAATACATGTTTTAATGGGGGAGTAAATCTTTTGTTTTCTTGAGTGAGTTTATATAGCTTGATAAGTATATCATCAAACTCACCATTAAATATAAAAGATTTAAAAACTCTACCCCAACCACTTGGCTCAAGTTTAGTAAACATTTTTTGTTTAATTTCTTCTAAATCCATTTTTTTTCTATTTTTGTTTAAAATTAATATTATGAGTACAATTAAAGTAAGAGAGATTAAAAATGATGCTATCATTGACATAAAGCTTAATAAAAATTTCTATTTGATGCTAAAAGCTACAATGTTGTACATATTTAAACAAGAACCAGATCAAGAAAAATATGAAGCATTAATCAAAAAAGTAATGTCTACTGAAACTGAGAATGAACCACATACTGAGCATGAAGCTGCATTTAAAACCATGTTACTTCTTTTAGCTGAAATTGAAAGACAAGCTGGTGAAAATAATCTGTTTGATGTAAAAGAAATTGAAATTAAAGAAGAAGATCCTAAATCTACCCCAGATTCAAATTAAACTGTTCTCTTCCTATTTGTATACAAGCTTCTATAGCTAACATAAGCTCAATCTTTTACATACTCATATGTAAACCATTCTGGTTTTTTAGTATTACCATTTAAATAGGCTTGAATAGTAACCAAACTTCTTCCATTGCAATCAATTTTATTATAAAGTTCAACAGCACTATTAGCAACAATTATATTAGTACAAGTTTGTCTAACTTTTTTAGATTGATAAGTAGCTTTACCTCTTCTTATAGAACTTAATTTTTCTTTTTGGTTTTCTGTTAAAGTATAACCCTTTCTTGTACTAATTCTATTAATTGCTTTTTTTCTTATCTTTTCTTTTGTTTCTTCAGTATGTTTTAAACCTTTATTCCAAGACTCTTTACCTTTTAAACTTTTTGACATTTTTTGAACATGTTCAATTGAATGTTTTTTACCAAATAATGGGTGATTTGTTCCAGAAAGTGCTTTACTTATTTTTTGTCTATGTTCTTTAGAAAAAACATAACCACTGGTTCCTTCACCACCAAGAGTAAGATTAGATAAACATCCAGTATTATTACATAATCTACCTATTTTAGAAATCTCTAAAATTTCAAGTTCAAGGGCCTCAGATTCAAATAAATCCTTATGTAAAATAACTATTTGAAATATATCATTGTTTTTTCTAACAATATCATTCCAAATTTTATTTCTTCTATACTTTACTGTAGCTCTTTTACCTTTGCCTTTACCAATATAAAATATTTCATTTGTATCAGGTCTTATATGTGCATATATATAATAATTATTCATAAATAAAAAATACCCACTAAGTATATTGGCTTACCCACTGTTGAGTTTCAACTTTGGCAATATAAATAATGGGTTTTAATATTTTTCATTGTGGATAAGCATTACAAATATAAAAAATTATCTTAAATTCATATTAAAATTTTTTTCCCCAATAGATATAGCAGCTTCAATTGCTAAGGTAAGTTCTGTTGATGAACAGTCTGCAAAAGACTTGTAAGTTATCATAACACCTTCCTTATAGGATAGACCAGATGCTTCTTTTACCGCATCTTTCATTTCATCAAAAGTATATCCGGATTCTTTTGCCAGTTCTCTAATACAAGCATGAACTTTTGCAAGTTGTGCTTTACTATGATCTGCATTTGCAAGATCTACATACATTTCTACTATCTGACCCTCTTCTAACTTGCTAATGAATATATCATAAGCCAATTTATCTTGAGGAGTAGCATAAGTTAATTTACCATTTTTCTTTACTAATTTTCCACTAAACATGCTTAACAAGTTATATTATTCATTATTTCAAGAAACTGATCATAATGACTTCTGTCTGAAATATTCAATGCTGGTATCTCAAATGATTTCAAAGCCCATTTGTCATCTTCAACATCAATATTATCTGTACTGTGTAAAAGTACACCAGAACATAGTTCTTTATGATAATAGT